CGGTGGTCGCCGTATCATTAGGTCGTTCGTTCGCACTCGCTTCCGCTAGCGTCAGCGCCGAATCGGCCTAAACCCTTGCGCCGCAAGGGGTCTCACGTGAGTCTCAAATGAGACGGCCTAAGACAGTTTAGGGCGGTTTAGCGGGAGTTAAGTTAACGCTAGATCGATTCAACTTTGTGCTGGTCACGTTCGCTGAGTTTGCAGCGATCAGAGGGTGCAGCAAGGGTGCTGTTACTCATGCGACGAAAAGCAGGATCGCTGACGCCGTTGTCGTGAAGGATGGCAAGCGTTGGCTGGATCGTGATCTGGCGCTTGAACTGTGGAACAAAAACACGGTTGCCAATGCGCAGAGCAAGGTGAGCCGGCCGGATCCGGTGGAGGAGCCGGTCAGGGATGCGGATGAGTTGCGGCGTCGGGTGAATGGATTGCCGGATGATGCGATCCCGGATCTGAATGAGAGCAGGGCGAGGCGTGAGCACTATCAGGCGGAGCTGGCAAAGCTGCAGGTGACGCAGCAACGGGGTGAGCTGGTGCCGGCAGAGGAGGTGAAGAAAGAGGCGTTTAAGGTTGGCCGCGGCGTGCGGGAAGCATTGGCGAATTTGGCGGATCGGCTTAGCCATCAGCTGGCTGGTGAGACGGATCCAACGGTGATTCACCAGGTGCTGACGCAGGAGCACCGCAGTGCGCTGGTGGAGCTGTGTGATGGCTAACGCATGGCGCGATGGGTTTATGGATGGGCTGCGGCCTGAGCAGCCGCTAACGGTCAGCGAGTGGGCGGATCGTTATCGCAGGCTGAGCAGTAAGGCGAGTGCGGAGCCGGGGCCATGGCGCACTGATCGGACGCCTTACCTGCGTGAGCCGATGGACTGCCTGAGCAGCGAAAGCACGGTGCAGCGAGTGGTGATGATGTTTGCGGCGCAGACGGGCAAGACTGAGGCCGGCAGTAACTGGCTTGGCTACGTGATCGACCATGCGCCGGGGCCGATGCTGTGCGTCCAGCCGACTGTGGAGATGGCGAAGCGGCTGAGCAAGCAGCGGCTTGAGAGCATGATCACGGAGACACCGTGCTTGGCAGAGAAGATTGCACCGGCGCGGGCGCGGGATAGCGGCAACACGATGTTCAGCAAGGAGTATTCAGGCGGAATCATGTTGCTCACCGGGGCGAACTCCGCCACCGGCTTGCGATCAGCGCCATGCCGTTATCTGTTCTGCGATGAGGTGGATGGATTCCCGAGTGATGTGGACGGGGAGGGCGACCCGGTGGCGCTGGCGGAGCGACGGACGACGACGTTTGCGCGGCGGAAGATCTTGCTTACCAGCACACCGACCGTGAAGGATTTCAGCCGGATCGAGGCGGAGTATCTGCGCAGCGATCAGCGGCGGTTCTATGTGCCGTGCCCGAGCTGTGGCGCTATGGAGTGGTTGAAGTGGGGCCAGTTGAAGTGGGATGACGGACGGCCGGAGACTGCGCAATATCAGTGCGAGCACTGCACCGAGCGATTCGAGGAGCTGCACAAGCCGGCGATGCTGCGCCGTGGTGAGTGGCGTGCGACAGCACCGGCTGGGAATGGCAGGACTGCTGGGTTTCAGCTGAGCGGTCTGTATAGCCCGCTGGGCTGGTGCAGCTGGGAACAGCTCGTGGAGGACTTCCTGCGGGCCAAGGGTGATGCGCCGGCGTTGAAGGCGTTTGTGAATACGCGGCTGGCTGAGACATGGGAGGAGGACTATGCGGCAAAGATCAGCGCCGATGGATTGATGGAGAGGCGGCTGGATTACAGAAGCGGGCTCTGCCCTGCTGGCGTGGTGCTGCTCACTGCTGGCGTCGACGTGCAGGACAACCGGCTAGCGGTAAGTGTGTGGGGATGGGGCGAGGGCGAGACGGGCTGGCTGGTGTGGCACCAGGAGCTGATGGGTGACCCGACGATGATCGAGGTCTGGGGGCAGCTCGATCAGGTGCTGGCGACTGAATGGGACACGGAGAGCGGCAAGAAATTGAAGGTGGCGCAGATGGCGGTGGACTCTGGTGGCCATTGCACGCATGAGGTGTACCGGTATGTACGCGACCGGGTGGGACAGGGCGTGATTGCGATCAAGGGCAGCAGCCGGCGCAACAGCGCTGCAGTTGGCAAGGGCAGCAAGGTGGATGTGAACTGGCGCGGCAGGGTGATCAAGCGCGGCGTGACGTTGTATCAGCTGGGCACCGACACGATCAAGACCACGTTGTTCGGCCGGCTGCGCCACAACCAAGCGACGGGCGGGCTGCACTTCGGCATGGCTGCGGATGAGGATTACTTCAAGCAGGTGACCAGTGAACGACAGGCGTTGCGATATCACCGCGGCTTCCCGATTCGGGAGTGGGTGAAGAAAGCGGGGGATCGTAACGAAGCGTTGGATTGCTTGGTGTATGGCTACGCGGCGATGTTGCTTTATGGGCGGCGGATGAATCAGGCAACGATGTGGGAACAGCTGAGAGTTCAGTTAGAGGAGGGCAAGAAGGCACCGCTAAGATCAAGGAAGAAAGCGGCGCCTGCCGCTCCGTCTGCGTTTGTCAGCAACTGGTAGGCCGTGAACATCCCCAGCACAATCCAGGCCGGCGACACGATCCAGTGGCGAGACGTTGAGGGTGCGGACAATCTGGGCAATGTGGTCAGCAGTGCGGACTATTCGCTGACGTATTGGCTGCGCACTAATACAGCGAGCGAAGGCAGCAGCGTTACTGGCACTGCTTACGGGACTGGCTGGGAATTCACGATCAGTGCAGCAACCAGCGGCGCGTTTGATGCAGGCACCTGGTATTGGCAGGCGATTGCCAGCAAGGCTGGATCTGTAATCACGCTGGGCGCTGGCCAGCTGACGGTTGAGCGGGCACTGAGCTATGCCGGCACACCGGGTGCGTTTGATGGTCGGTCGCAAGCGCAGATCGATCTTGATGCTGTGCAGGCTGCGATCCGCACGATCATCAGCGGCGGCGCTAAGCAGTACACAATCGGCAGCCGCAGCTTTACGAAGCTGGATCTGGGTGAGCTGATGGAGCGTGAATCTAAGCTGAAGGCTGAGATCAAACGAGAGCAGATGGCGGAGCTGATCGCCAATGGTCTTGGCAATCCGCACAATCTGTTCGTGAGGTTCTGATGGGATTGCGCACGCGGCTATTCAGGGCGATGGGATTCGAGCCGGTGCGGCCGCGTGCTCGGGCGTATCAGGGTGCTCGTGTCAGCAGGCTGACCGCTGACTGGGTGACCAGCGGCACCAGTGCTGATAGCGAAATTAAGAGCAGTTTCAAGGCGCTGCGCAACAGGGCGCGGCAGCTGTGCAGGGATAACGACTATGCGCGGCAAGCGTTACGGGCAATCCAGAACAACGTGATCGGCCACGGTATCCGCCATCAGGGGCAGGTGCGGATGCTGCGTGGCGGCCGGCTGGATGAAGCCATTAACGGCCAGATCCATGAGCAATGGGAGAAGTGGATGCACAAGAGCCGCTGCGATGTAAGCGGCATCCTTGGCTTCCACGATATTGAGCGCCTGCTGGTGCGCAGCTTGGCCGAGAGCGGCGAGGTCTTCGTGCGGATGATCCGGCGACCGTTTGGTGACAGCAAAGTGCCATTCGCGTTGCAGGTGCTGGAGGCGGATTACCTGATCGATGACGACGTGCCGCAAGCCAAGGAAGGCAACACGGTGCGGATGGGCATCGAGGTGGATGGCTATCTGCGGCCGCAGGCTTATCACTTCTACGCGAACCACCCTGGCGATACTTATGCCGGCAACCCGCGCACCAATGGCCGCCGCGTGCGTGTTCCTGCTGATGAGGTGATCCATCTGTTCCTGCCGGAGCGGCCAGGACAGACCCGTGGTGTGACGTGGTTCGCGTCGGCGTTGATGCGGCTGCACATGCTGCAGGGCTACGAGGAGGCGGAAGTGGTGCGTGCTCGGGCCAGCTCGGCGCTGATGGGCTTCATCCAGTCGCCAGAGGGCGAGCTGGTGGGAGACGAGATCTATGAGGGTGAGCGCGTCAGCGAGTTTCAGCCTGGTGTGTTCAAGTATCTGGCGCCTGGTGAGAGCGTCACGGTGCCGGACCTGAATGCACCTGACGGCCAGCTGGAGCCGTTTACGCGTTCGATGCTGCGTGCTGTGGCGGCTGGCGTCGGCGTCAGCTTCGAGAGCATCAGCAAGAACTTCTCAGAGAGCAACTACAGCAGCAGCCGCCTGAGCCTGCTGGAAGAGCGGGACACCTATCGCGTGCTGCAGCGGTACATGGTGGAGAACTTCCACCAGCAGGTATTTGAGGCGTGGCTTGATATGGCTGTGTTGAGCGGTGCGCTCAGCCTGCCTGGTTATGAGACAAACCCGGATCGGTATCGCGCCAGCCGGTGGGTGCCGCGCAGTTGGGAATGGGTGGACCCGCAGCGTGAGGTCGATGCTTACAAGACCGCCGTGCGCTGTGGCTTCAAGACGCTGGGCCAAGTGATCGCTGAACAGGGCGGCGACCTTGAGGATGTGCTGGTGGCACGTCAGGCAGAACTGGCGATGCTGGATGAGATGGATATCGTTGTTGACACCGATCCAAGCGAGGTCAACAGCGGCGGCGGCGTACAGCCCCCGGTCGGGATGGGCGCGACGCCTGCGTTTGATGAGACCAATGCCCCAGTGGAGGAAGAGGAGTACGAAGAGGAGTCGGTCCTAGAGGATCCCACTGAGGCGTTTGAGGATTGATGGCAACCGTTGGAGGCGAGCAGATTGATCTGATGCCAACCGATGGCATGAGGGAAGAGGCGCAGCGATATCGAGATTGGAAAGCAGACGGCGAGGCGGGTGGCACTGATGTTGCGGCACGGCGTGCATCCCAGATCCTGAGCGGCGATGAGTTGACCGCCGACACTGTGATCACAATGGCGGCATGGTTCGCACGCCATGAGGTCGACAAGCAAGGCGAGGGATTCAGCCCCGGAGAGGATGGCTATCCATCAGCTGGCCGTGTTGCATGGGCGGCATGGGGTGGCGACCCTGGGCAGAGTTGGGCTACAGCGAAGGCGGATAGAATCAAGGCATTGCAGGATAGAAAGATGGAAGAGGCGCGGCCTTATCCCAATGAACATGCTGCACGGATGACAGATCCGGCGCAGTATGACGAACTGCGGAGAGAGAACAACGCTGGCGGTGAAGGCGTTGATTTCATCTATGGCATTAAGGAAGGCGAAAGCGAGATCCAAGCAGTCCGGTTCGATGCTCAACAGTTCAGCGTTGAAGAGGCGCGGCAGTGGTTAGCCGATAACGAGATGGATCCGATCATGTTTGAAGAGGCGACAGGTGAACAGCGCGTGCTGCGTGCTGAACCTGACGAGCTGACTGAGGGTGACTTTGTGCAGTGGGATTCGAGCGGCGGCACTGCCCGCGGCCGGATCGAGCACGTGATGCGCGAGGGCACGCTCGGCGTTCCTGAAACTGAGTTCAGTATTGAGGCAACGCCAGAAGATCCCGCTGCATTGATCCGCATCTATGCAGAAGGCGAGGATGGCTGGGCCGCAACTGAAACCTTGGTGGGTCATAAATTTTCAACGCTCAGCAAGATCGCTGAGCTGCGTGCCATGCCCGGCATTGGCCGCCATCAGCGGGCTGAGATCACAACCTTTGATGAGGTTGAGGATCGCACCTATGAGTTTCCGTTTAGCTCTGAGTTTCCTGTTGCTCGTTACTTCGGCAACGAGATTCTCAGCCATGAAGCAACGGCTGCCGATCTCGGCCGCTTGAACGATGGCGCACCGCTGCTGTTCAACCACAACCCTGATCGCGTGATCGGGGTGGTCGAGCGTGCATACATCGATAGCAAGCGCCGTCGTGGCTATGCACGTGTGCGGTTCAGCCGCAATCCATTCGCTCAGGAAATCCTGAACGATGTGAAGGATGGCGTTTTGCGGAATGTCTCCTTTGGCTACTCCATCGACAAAATGGAGGAGCGCGGCAGTGGCGACTTTGTTGCTACTGCCTGGTCTCCTTATGAGGTTTCGGTTGTATCGGTGCCGGCTGACCCCGGCGTTGGTATCGGCCGATCCCTTGAGGCCGAGCAAGCTGCCTCGGCAGCACCTACACCTGATCCCATTCCTGCAATGGAAAACTCCACCACCGATCTGGCCGTGGTGCGGGCCGAAGCCGCTGAGGCTGAGCGCTCCCGCATCGCTGGCATTTCTGCACTGTGCGACAAGCACAACATGGCCGACCTTGGCCGCCAGCTGATCGAATCTGGTCGTTCTATCGACGAGGCTCGCGCTGCTGTGCTCGATAAACTCGACATCAAACAGGAGCCTGTGAACATGAGCGCCGCTGAAATCGGCCTGACTGAGAAGGAAAGCCGCAGCTTCTCCTTCCTGCGTGCCATCAACTATCTCGCCAACCCGACTGACCGCGCTGCACGTGAGGCTGCCGCGTTCGAGATCGAGGCGTCTGAGGCTGCAGCTTCCAAGCTTGGCCGCCAGTCCCGCGGTATCACCATCCCTCAGGATGTGCTGCGCCGCGATCTGAACGTCGGCGCTGCTACTGCTGGCGGCAACTTGGTTGCCACCGATCTGGACGCTGGCAGCTTCATCGATCTGCTGCGTAACGCATCCGCACTGGATCAGGCTGGCGCGACCGTGCTCACCGGCCTCACCGGCAACGTGGCAATCCCCCGTCAGTCCGGCGCTGCTACCGCCTACTGGGTGGCTGAGTCTGGTGCCCCCACCGAGTCTCAGCAGACCGTGGATCAGGTGAGCCTGACTCCTAAGACTGTGGCCGCTTACACCGACTACAGCCGTCGCCTGATGATCCAGTCGTCTATCGACGTGGAGAACATGGTGCGCTCCGATCTGGCCAGCGTGCTTGCTCTCAAGATCGACCTGGCCGGTCTCTACGGCACCGGTTCCAGCGGCGAGCCCCTTGGCCTGAAGCTGACCACCGGCATCGGCACCGAGAACTTCGCTGCTGACGCACCTACCTTCGCTGAGGTGGTGGCACTGGAGAGCGACGTGGCAACTGCCAACGCTCTGCTGGGCAGCCCCGTTTACCTGATGAACGCTGCAATGCGTGGTTACCTGAAGACCACCAGCAAGGACACCGGTTCCGGCATGTTCATCATGGAAGGTGGTGAAGTGAACGGCTACACCGGCGTTCTCTCCAATCAGGTGGCAGCTGGCGATCTGTGGTTTGGCAACTTTGCCGACCTGATCATCGGTTACTTCTCCGGCCTGGACATCATGGTCGACCCCTACACCAACAGCACCAGCGGCACCGTTCGCGTGGTTGCGATGCAGGATGTGGACATCGCTGTTCGCCATCCTGAATCGTTCAGCCGCGGCAACAACAACCTCTGATCATGTTGATCCGCGTCCTTAGGCAGACGATGCTGAGCGGACGTGTGGCAAACGTCGGGGAAGTCCTAGAGGCTTCCCCCTCTGACGCCAGGCTTCTGATCGGTATTGGCAAAGCTGTTGAAGCTGCTGCCGCACCTGTCAAGATTGAAGAGCCAGTAGAGGCTCCCACCCCAAAATCAGCGCCCAAGCGCAGGAGATCTACCCAATGACCATCCACAACCTCGGATCGAAAACCGATCTGCTTGAGCTGCACAACAACGCAGTGGTCGCTTCCACTGGTGCCGGCACCCCCGCCTATGTCGACCTGATCGACTATGAGGGTGATGTGGCCTTTGTTATTGATGCTGCTGCTGCTGGTGCTGGCGTCACCCTGACTGCCAAGATCCAAGACAGCGCCACTACCACCTCTGGTGATTTCGCTGATGTGACCGGTGGCGGCTTCACTGCTGCTGCTGCTAACACTGCCTTCCAGCAGAAGATCTACCTGAACAGCAACGACCTGAAGCGCTACGTTCGCGTGCTCTTCACCGTTACCGGTGGCACTGGCACCGGCGCTGTCTCGGTGGTGGCCCTCGGCTCTAAGAAGTACAGCTGATGGCACTTACGGAAGATCTGGATATCTTCCTGGCAGACTTCGGCGTCAGCTGCACAGCTGGCGCCGTTACTGCACTGGGCATCTTGGACATGCCGAGCCAAGTATTGGCTGATGGCATGGTGCTGAGCACTGACTACACACTGACGGCTAAGGCGTCCGATTTCGGGAACCTAAGCCGCGGCAGTTCTATCACTGTCGCAACGGTCGCCTACACCGTGCGTGACGTGATGCTGCTAGACGATGGCAAGTTTGTTCAGATCGGGCTTCAGAAGACATGAGCAGCCCATTCAAGGTCAACAGCAAAAGCCAGTGGTCGACGCTGAATCCAGTGTTGATGGCAGGAGAGCCTGGCTTTGAGAGCATCGATAACAATCTGAAGATTGGCGACGGTAAGACGCCATGGAATCAGCTCCCCTATTTCGGTGGACCTGGGTATTGGGCCAGCTTCTGGGATAGCACCTCGCAAACAGCGACGGCTAATACTCCAACCTCAATTCTGCTGCGCTCTGCTGATACCGATAATCGTGGCATCAACATTGCCAGTCAGTCTCGGATCACGGTTGACCATACGGGCATCTATAGCTTCACCTTCTCGATCCAGTTCAGCAATACTGACACCAGCATTCACGACATCAATGTCTGGTTGCGCAAGAACGATAGCGGTGCGTCAGGGGATGTGCCCGCTAGTGACAGCAAGTTCAGCATCATCTCAAGCCATGGCGGCACAGCTGGCAACGTGATCGGCACTGTGAACTTCGTGTTGAAGCTGCAGGCCCGTGACTACATCGAGTTGATCTGGGCGACCAGCAATGCCGCCGCATATATCCATGCAGAAGGTGCGGCCACCAGCCCGTTCGCGCACCCCAGCATTCCAGGCATTATCTGCACAGTGGTTCAGGTGGCATCAGCATGACAACCAAGCGCGAATCAATCCTGGCTCAGATCGCTACAACGCTGGCTGGCACCACTGGCGTTAGCACGCGGATCTACCGCAGCAGGGTTGAACCGTTGGCGCGTGGCGAAAGCCCGGCCATCGTGATCGAACCGATCAATGACACAGCTGAGCAGAACACGAGTTTGCCCACGCTGGATTGGAGTCTGACGGTGCGGATCGCTGTGATCGTGCGCGGCAACGTGCCAGATCAGCAGGCTGATGCCACGGTGGAATCGCTGCACAGCAAGATCATGGCGGACCTGACGCTCGGCGGTTATGCCATTGATGTGCAACCGCGATCTGTCAGCTTTGAGATGGTTGAAGCCGATCAGCCAGCTGGCGTGATTGGCTGCGAATATCTTGTGCGTTATCGCACTTCAGTGACGAATCTGACTACAAGCTGAGCCAGCTACGATGGATTGAAAGATTCCATCCGGCCTTAAGCCATGCCGCTGCTTTCTCGCCGCCAGCTGCTGCTGGCTGAACTGGAGGTTACTTACGGGACGGACCCTACACCGACCGCTGGTAGCAACGCGATCCTGGTTCGCAATATCGAAGTAACGCCGCTTGAGGCTGAGACCGTTAGCCGTGAATTGATCCGGCCTTATCTGGGCCAGTCTGAGCAGCTGTTGGCACAGACTCGGGTGTTGATAAACTTCGAGGTTGAGCTGGCAGGGTCCGGCACTGCTGGCACCGCCCCCGCTTACGGCCCCTTGCTGCGTGCTTGCAGCTTCACTGAGACCGTGAGCGCTGGCGTGAGCGTCACCTACGAACCCAACAGCGACGCCGCTCCCAAGTCGGTCACCATCTATTTCAATAACGATGGTGTGCTGCATAAGGCCACTGGTTGCCGCGGCACGTTCTCGCTGAACTGCGTAGTCGGCGAGATCCCCACCATCGCGTTCGAGTTCACTGGCATCTACAACACGCCTACGGACGTGGCACTGGGTAGCCCCACCTACGCCAACCAGGCCGACCCTGTGGTGTTCAAGCAGGGCAACACCAGCGGCTTCCAAGTGTTCAGCTATGCCGGTTGCCTGCAAAGCTTCAGCCTTGAGCTGGCTAATGAGATCGTCTACCGCGAGCTGGTGGGCTGCACCAAGGAAGTGCTGATCACAAACCGCGCCCCCGCGGGTGAGGTGATGATCGAGGCCGTACCCGTTGGCACGCACAACTTCTTCAGTGATGCCACCGGCAACAGCACCGGCAACCTGACCTTCCAGCATGGCCAGACCGCCGGCAACATTGTGACCTTCACGGCCGGGCAGATCGATCTGGGCAATCCCTCCTACAGCGATGAGGACGGCATCCAGATGCTTACGCTGCCGTACATTGCCACCCCGACCGATTCGGGCAATGATGAGCTAGAGCTCGTCTACACCTGATCGCGTGGCTTTTGTCCTAAAGCAGTCCGATTCCTACACTTGGCCGGTGAGCATTAAGCTGCCGGCCAACGGTGGCAAGCGGGAACGGCAGAGCTTTGATGCTGAGTTCAAGCGCCTACCTCAGAGCCGGATCAATGAGATCCAAGAGCTGGTGCAGAAGCGCCTAAAGGCTACGGAACGGGGCGAGGAACCGGCTGTTGATATCAGCGATCAGAGCATTGCAGACGAAATCTTGGTCGGATGGGAGGGCATCATCGACGGTGACGGCGAGCCTGTGCCATTCAGCCAAGCCAGTAAGGCCATGCTGCTGGATGTGCCGATGATGGCCCCGGCGCTGATCAATGCGTTCTTTGAGTCGCTGGTTGAGCTGAAAAGAAAAAACTGATCGGGGCCGCTGAGCACTGGGTGGCCGGCACTGAGATCGACGAGACGGCAAAGGATGCAGCCGTGTTCGGCATCGCGCCACCACCCAGCAAAGCGGCCAAGGATTACGAGGTGCTTGAGGAGGCATGGCCTGCTGTGCGCATGTTCCTAAAAGTGCAGACACAATGGCGTGCTGATAGCGGCGCGATCATTGGCCTGGACTATTCGGCAGTGCGTTGGGCGTTTGAGCTGTATGGCGCCGACAATCCAGCTGAGCTGTTGAATGATCTGCAGATCATCGAGGCTACAGTGGTGGCAGCCGTCAACAAGCGCAAGAGCTGACCTATGGCGCTGGACCTGACATCTGCATTAACAATTAAGGCGACTGTCGATGGTCTCAGTAAGATCCTCGGTCTGCAAAAGGCCTTGGCCGGCGCAGATAAGGAAGCCAATAGCTTGGGTGCAGCATTCAGCAAGCTAGGCGGTATGGCCGGCAAAGCGGCCGCGGCCATGACTGCGCTCGGCACAGCTGCTGTTGGCGGCCTCGCAGTGCTAGGTAAAGGCGCCATTGATGCTGCCGACAATATCAATGACATGAGCCAGCGCACTGGCGTTGGCGTTGAAACCCTGAGTAAGTTCGGCGCTGCGGCTGAAGATAGCGGCAGCAGCTTGGAGGAAGTTGGCAAAGCAATGGGAAAGCTTGCCAAGGGTATTGTTGATCCTGCATCTGCTGCAAATGAGGCGTTGAGATCGATTGGCATCAGCTCTGTTGACGCCAGCGGCAAGGTGCGCACTGTTGATGCAGTGATGCTGGACATTGCTGACAAGTTCAGCAAGCTGCCAGATGGCGCACAGAAGACCGCGTTAGCCATGGAGATATTCGGCAAGTCAGGCGCCAACCTAATTCCGATGTTGAATGGTGGCCGTGAGGCAATGAGCCAATACAGCGCCACCATTACAACCGAAATGGCGCAAGCGGCCGATCAGTTCAATGATGCGTTGAACATGATCATGCGCGAGCTGGCTGGGCCATTCAATCAGGCCATTACAGCCGCATTGCCGTATATCACGCAGTTAGCGCAGCAGCTTGGGGAGTCACTCCCTGGCGCCATTGCGGCCCTGACGCCAATCATCACCGGACTGCTGCAGGGTCTGACGCAGCTTGGCCAGTGGTTCAGCACGCTTAGCCCGCAGGCGCAGACCTTTGTGATCAGCGCTGCTGCGCTGACTGCTGGCTTCATTGCGTTGGCCCCCGCAGTGACAGCGATTGTGGCTGTGTTCACAACGCTTGGCCCGCTGATCGCAGGCATTGGTGCAGCCATCGTCGGCATTCCTGCTGTGATAGCAGGTTGGGCCGGTGCAATCGCGCCCTTGGCTGCTGGTCTTACAGGATTGGGGCAGGTTCTGATTGCTGTGTTCAGTGGCCCGGTTGGCTGGGTTGCGCTGGCTGTAGCTGCTGGCGCGGCTATCTATGCCTTCCGCGATCAGATCAGCGCTGCGTTTCAAGCCATCGGCTCAGCTATTGGCACAGCTGCAGCAGCGTTTAAGACTGTCTTTATCGACCCAACTATTCAGCTTGGCCAGCAGGTGATCCAGTTCTTTACGCAGAGTTGGGCGCAGCTGGCTGAATATCTCAAACAGCCATTCGAGCTGGCATGGCAGTGGATACAGCAAAGCTTCATTGCGCCACTGCAAACCGCCTTTCAGCAAGCTGTTCAATTCATCCAAAACGCATGGGCCAACATGCAGCAGATTATTGCTTCGCCTTTTACTGCTGCGCTGAACATCGTGAAGGGTGCCCTCAATGGCATCATGGCAGCCATTGAAGGCGGCATTAACGGAGCTGTGCGGGCGATCAATGCACTGATCGCCGCAGCCAACCGCGTGCCTGGCGTAAGGATTCCGACCGTTAGTCCAGTCAAGCTCCCTCGCTTTGCTGAAGGTGGCATGGTCACTGGCCCAACCATTGCAATGGTCGGTGAAGGCGGCGAACCTGAATACATCGTGCCTCAGTCCAAGGCAAGCAAGTTTGCAGCCAACTGGATGGCCGGCGTCCGTGGCGCGGCTGCTATTCCGCGCTTTGCTGAGGGTGGCGTGGTGATGCCCAGTGCAAGCGTGAGCATTCAGACTGGGCCAGTCACGCAGATGAATGGCACCAACTACGTCACGACGCAAGATCTTAGCCGCGCAGTGCAGGCCGGCGTTAATCAAACGCTCAGTCTGATTGCCGGTGATGGCAGCGTGCGCCGCCAGTTGGGGATGGCCTGATGGCTCAGTACGATCTGCTGTGCTTTCTTGAATACTACGCCGACCGCACGAGCGTGTACGACATCAGCACCGGCAAGCGTGCGCCAACGCGGCGCTGGCAGAACTTCTACCAAGTGCCGCAAGATCTATCTACCGTAGATTCTGATGTGCAAGGTTCGTTTCAATATATTCCCTTTACCGCTGAGGGATTTACGCTTCGGCCAGCGAATAGCATTGGCGAGCTATCCATTGAAATCGCCGCCACTGCAGACATTATCGACTTGACTGATACAGCTATCGGTGCCGGACGCCTTGTGATCGCATCGCTTTACCTTCAAGATGCTGGCGAGGACGCCCTTGATCCTGCCAGCGCCGTGCTTGTTAGCCGCTACATTGGCGGCATTGATGGCGCTGAAGTAAACGACACATCAGTTAGCTGGTCGGTTAGTCCAGTGGTCGACAAAAGCAAGCCGCAAATTCCAACCCGCAAAGTTGCATCTGATTTGATCGGGAGGTTTACAGGATCATGACAAGACCCGATGTGCAACAGAAAGCCAATTGGATGCAGTCAGAGCTAACACGGCTCAACCCTGGCACGTCATGGGTGCAAAGGAAACTACCCGGCGGCGCAATCCAAATCGTGCGCGGCAACGCACAAGACAAAACCAAACCAAATCAGTCAGCATCACAGCGCGATAGATCTCCCGGTAACCGCAAAACGCCACAGGCTGACCTGGGAGCACAGCAAAAGATTGCAACAGCAGGCGAAACGGTGCCAATCGTATTTGCAAAGCGTGTAAGCAGTAACGGCGGCGTATGGGTGCAGCCATCACTGGTCAAAGCAGGATCGCAATCATTCAAAGGCAGCTTTCTTTTTCCGATCAGTCAAGGCCAAGTAACAAGCTCGCCGGCGAAAATCTCGGCTTGGGTAGGGTTGCGCAATATGGCGCACCTTGCTGATCAAACGATCACGCTGAGCCATATCTACAACAGCGCCGCGACTATTGCTGCATCCCCTGGCACTTGCCCAGTAATCGGCTCTGGTATGTATTGCGGTACTGATACCTATTCCTATTTGGCTGGTGGTCTTGGTGATAGCGGCACATGGACACACCGGCAGGATTATTTAGCGACCAGCTACTGGGGGCTGCGAACGCAAACCACCGGCGTTGGTGATACCAGCAACTCAATCATTAACGCATCAGTGGAGGTGTTTGATAATGTCACCGGCACCGACCTAACTACTGCTTATTACAACGCATTGGGCTTGACTGTGGGCAGCAGCTTTGCATTCAACGCTGTTTACGACGGTTCCGGCAATATCATCGGTGGATATAACGCTGGAACCATTGTCGACACAATTGCCCTTACTGGTTACGTTGCGCCCAATCCAGCGTTTTGGTCTGGGCTTGGATCTTCCGGGAGTGTAACGTTTACATACACAGTTCAAAACGTAGACGATCAAATCAATCCATCCCTGCCCGCTAGCACTGGTACGCTTACCGGCATTCGCTTCGAATATGTTGTAAGCAAATATGCCGATCCAGCCAGCACACCAACGGCAGACAACTCGTCCTATGGCGACATAACATTTCTGAAAATTGTAGGCGACATTTACGATCCCCCTGATTCGGGTTCATTCCCCACCACAACGCGCCAGCTTTCGATTTACTACGAGCAGGGCGTCACTGTTGATCTTTACAGTGCCGGCTTGGTTGGCGGCAGTTACACGCAAGGGGCCAGCAATCAGCTAGTTGATCTGGCCATGTATCTATTCAAGATTTACAAGCGCGTAAGCGCAACGGATCCAGATGTAGCGGCGCCAATTTACACAGACAACATGGAAGATATTGCCACATTCTGCGACGAATACAATCTTCACTTCAATGGGTTGATCTCTGAGGCGCTGAACATTGTTGAGTTCCTTAGCGAAACAGCTCCTTACTTTCTTTTGTCATTTCAGTCCAATGGCGGGCAGTATCGTTTTGAACCGTTGTTGCCGCTTAATGGCAGTCAAGAGATTGATGCAGCTGCGTTGACGCCTGTGGCTACGTTTACAGAAGATGATATTCTTCCAGGATCATTCAGCAAAACCTACGTTCCAGCCGCAGACAAGACCGACGTTAATGCAGTGATGCTGTATCGCAAGAACGATCCAGATACTATTGGTACACAGCAAACGGTACAGGTGCGCTACAGCGGCGTTGCATTGGACGCGCCTGTAGAGCAATTCGATCTGACCGATTTCTGCGCCAGCCGCGATCACGCCATCATTTATGGCAAGCATTATCTGGCGCGACGCAAGTATTCTGTTCATGCGATCAGCTTTGCAACGCCGCTTTCAACTGCTGGCCTGAAGCCGACCGACATCATCAAAGTCGACCGCCAGCGCATCACCAGCACGGGCGACAACCGCAGTGAGATTGAGTGGTATCAGATCACCGCGATCAATCACCAGACCGATGGCACCACCAGCATTCAGGCGTCGCAGTTCCCGGTCAACAGCAGCGATGAAGCCGTGATGAGCGATCAAGTGCTGAACGGCACGTTTACAGTAGTGTGATGGCCACCTTCCCCTCGCTGGCACCGCGCACTCGGTCGCTCACGTTGGGCGATATCCCGCAGCAGATCTATGTGGGCACCAGTGGCGGTGAGGTGCGCTTTAAGCAGGGCAGCAGCTACATCGCGCAGCAGCTGACACTGGGCTATGAGTATCTGACAGAATCAGAAACGCAGCAAATCCTGGATCATTACGCTGGCCAGCAGGGCAGTCTGATTCCCTTCGATCTATCCGCTGCAGTATGGGGCGGCTACACCAGCCCGCCGGTTAGCAGCGTGGCGTATCAGTGGCGCTATACCGGGCCGTTTGACGTGAGCATTGCATCGCCACGCCGTTACAGCCTGACGGTTGAGCTTGAAACCGTGCCGATCTGATCATGGCCTTTCCTGCCCTTATCCCATCAGCCCGCGTCTACATCCCTGGTGATGTGCCGCAACAGCAGCAGGTGGCGCTATCTGGCGCTAACAGCGGCTACCGGCAGGGCAATCGTCGCATTGGGCAGACCTTAGGGCTGAGTTTCAACAACATCACTGAGGCCGATCTCGATCTGATCAAGGCGCATTATCAAAGCGTTGATGGGACATTTGGCATCTTCTTTCTATCTGCTGAGGTATGGAACGGTTACGTAACGCCACCCGTCCCACTGCTCAGCGATTACGCATGGCGCTACGCGGGTCCGCCATCGATCACAGATGGATCGTGCGATCTGTGGAGCATTGAACTGGAGCTGACGACTTATGCCATTGATCTCAGCGACCTAATCATTGATGGTCTTACAGCTGCTGCGACGCCAGCCCGTGAGTATATTGTTGAAGGTGGTGCAGCATCCGCGACGCCAGCGCGTGACTATGTGATCAACTCAGGTGCAGCAGCATGAGCATCACCCTTACAGCTCTTCAAAAGCAACGCCGCGATACCGCTGCAAACTGGACGGCCCAGAACCCAACGCTGTTGGCTGGTGAAATTGGCGTCGAGAGCGATACGGGTTATTGGAAGATCGGGACCGGCGCTGCAGCATGGAACAGCCTTGGTTACGTGCGTGGCACTCAGCTGAGCGCCTATCCCATCGTTAATGCTGACATTGCGGCGACTGCCGAGATTGCTGTCAGCAAGTTGGCTGATGGCACAGCCCGGCAACTGCTGCAGACCGATGCAGCAGGGACTGGCGTTGAATGGACAAGCAACGTAGATGTACCTGGCACGCTGGACGTGACCGGGGCAGCGACGTTTGACGGCAACGTGACGGTGCAGGGTGACCTAACCGTTAACGGAACTGAGGTCATCATCAATACTCAGACGCTTGAAGTTGAAGATAAAAACGTCATCATCGGCAAGGTTGCCACACCAACCGATGTGACGGCTGATGGCGGTGGCATCACCCTGAAAGGCAGCACCGACAAAACGATCACATGGCTAGATGCCACTGATGCGTGGACGCTGAGCGAGCACGTCAACATTGCAAGCGCCAAGGAGTACCGGATCGCAGGCACCAAGGTGCTTGATGCCACAAGCTTGGGCAGTGCTGTTGTTAGCAGCAGCCTGACCAGCGTTGGCACGATCACTAGCGGCACATGGCAGGGCACCGCAATAGGCGCCAGCTATTTAGACGCCAGTGTCGTCACCACTAGCAGCAGTGGCGTGGTGACCAGCACCATGATCACTGACGGCACCATTGTTGATGGTGATATCAGCGCCACTGCTGAAATCGCTGTTAGCAAGCTTGCCGATGGCACAGCGCGTCAATTGCTGCAGACTGACGCGGCTGGTACGGGTGTTGAGTGGACTAGTGATGTTGATCTACCAGGAACCCTGACCGTTGCTGGCGCCGTTGTCTTTGCAGACAAAGCCATTGAGATTGGCGCTGTTGCTTCGCCATCAGATACAACCGCAGACGGTGGCGGCATCGTGCTGCAAGGCACCTTGCCCAAACTGTTGCTGTGGTCAAATTCCACAGATGCATGGACCAGCAGCGAACACATTGATCTAGCAAGCGGGAAGAGCTACTACATCAACGGCACGGCGGTTTTGTCGGGTTCTGCTTTGGGCTCTGGCGTCACCACTTCAAGCCTTACCAGCGTTGGCACTATTGGCACTGGCGTGTGGAATGGCACCACCATCGGCGCGGGCTATGGCGGCACAGGACAGACCAGCTACACCAATGGTCAGCTGTTGATCGGCAAGACAGATGGCACGCTGGCAAAGGCAACGATCACGGCTGGCTCAGGCGTCACGGTCACCAATGGCGATGGCAGTATAAGCATTGCAACCACAGGATTACTGCCAACGACTGGCGGCACGATGACTGGAGATATTATATTTTCTGGGACTCAAACATTTCCTGGTACAGGATCAGGCACGGTCACCAGTGTCGATGTAACTGGTGGCACAGGACTGACAAGCAGCGGTGGGCCAATAACCAGCAGCGGCACTATTACAGTTGACCTTGATAACACTGCAGTAACACCAGGCAGCTATACATACGCCAGCATTACTGTTGATCAACAGGGACGTTTAACTGCCGCTAGCAGCGGAACAGCGCCACTAACAAGTTCCGATATTGGGGTCACAGTTCAAGGCTACGACGCGGACACCGCAAAACTAGATGTAGCCCAAACGTTTACAGCAGTTCAAACGCTGACCGATCCGGCTATCATCGGCACGGTATTGGAAGACGTTTACACCATCACTGATGGTGTAGCGTTTGAGGTTGACCCCGGTAATGGCAGCATCCAACTAATCACGCTGGGTGCTAACCGCACACCAAAGGCCACCAACTTTGCAGCAGGTGAAGCTGTAACGTTGATGGTTAATGACGGCAGTGCCTACACGCTTACATGGACCGACTCAACATGGGGTAGTGGTGGGCTAATATGGGTTGGCGGTAGTGCGCCTACGCTTGAAACTAGCGGGTACACTGTTATACAGCTATGGAAAGTTAGCAGCCAAGTCTACGGCGCTTTAGTGGGAGGTGTAGCATGAGACATCCGCACGGACTTAGGGCAGCTGCTGGAAACATTGAGGGATTCCCGAGTATTGGCGATGCCTACGAAGGCGGCTATTATGCTGGCTTAATAAGCCATTCTGCTGATGGCGTTGCAACTCACGCTTTAATTGTTGCCCCCGCAGCTACTGGTGCTAGCGGCACTGGATATACAATCACAACTAATTTGGCTTGGCAATCCACCACAAGTACAACAGGAGCCACAAGCCCATACGACGGCGCTGCTAATACTGCTTTGATGAGCAACTCGCCCGCTGCTAATTTTTGCACTGGCCTGTCTATCGGTGGATATAGCGATTGGTATTTGCCGGCTCGGTATGAATTAGAGATTGCATATTACAATTTGAAACCAACAACAACCCTTAATGTAACCACAGTGGGCACCAACGATTATTCAGTCCCCAAGCGAACATCTAATTACACAACCACGGATCCGGCTCAGACGCTTAGCGCAATCTTTCAGTCTGGCGGTGGCGAAGAATTTCAGTCCTCTGGCACAACTGATCACTGGACATCGACAGAAACATCTTCCACCAACGCATGGCTAATACGATTTTCTAGTGGAACACAAATTAACACTATTAACAAAGGGAATGCTAGGCGGGTTCGCGCTTTTCGCAAGATAGCACTCTGAGTGTCCTAGTATTATTGCATTGCCCTAAAACCATGTACGTTTTTGCTCCCAATCAAACCGTTGAGATTTTTCCTTACTCAGTTCAAGCCTTAAAGCGTGACAACGCCAACACTAGCTTCCCCCTCAGTCCATCGGATGCGGTACTGGCTAAATGGAGCGTGTTTCCCGTTAAACCACAAGAGCCACCTGATTTTGATGCGGCAACTGAAAACCTAATTCAGGTTAATCCAACCTTCGTGAATAATCAATGGTTGCAGTCTTGGCACGTTGCTAAGGCCAGCCCTGAAGAGATTGCAGAAAGAACGCAAAATAAGGCCACTGCTATACGCGAGGACCGCAATGCACGTCTGGCGGCCTGCGATTGGACACAGCTTGCCGATAGCCCGCTGGATCCTGACGGCAAAGGAGCCTGGGCGCTGTACCGCGAAACGCTGCGCATGGTACCTCAACAGGAGGGATTCCCTTGGGATGTGCAGTGGCCCCCCGTACCTGGTACTAACTGATGGCAGTCAAGAGCAAGACCGGCACCGGCAGCCTCCAGCATCAATCCGGCCCACCTAAAACCACACGCCAAGGCTATGGCCAGCGATCACGGCCTAGGAGGCGCGGGCGCAAGCCTTTGCGTGGGCAGGGCCGGTAAGCTGGATCTGTAGCCGTTGCCGCCATGATCGAGATCATTGCCGCAGTGGCTGGCGCATCAATCACAGTGGCCGCTATGGGTGCAGCAGGCGCCAGCCGGCGCAATGATCAGGCGCGTGATGCAGTGATCAGGCTCACCTCAGCTGTGGAGCACATCGCCACGCAGCTAGAGGTGCTGCATAAAGACATAAAGGAAGATCGCCGCGAGACCTTTGGCCGGCTATCGACGGTTGAGCAGCGCGTATCTAAGTTGGAGGCACGTCCACCATCGTGCTGATTATGGATCAGGCAACCACCATTGCGGTGATCGCCATCATCGTTGCAGCAGGCAGCGAGATCATTGCAGTGTCACCGCTGAAATCGAACAGCTGGATTCAGCTGCTAGTAAAGGTGCTGCAGATGGCCTTCCCAAAGCAGCGCCGCTGAATCATGGCCAACGACGCGCCCATCAGCCTGCAGCAGCTGTTCAGGTATTACAAGGCGCTGCCGCACCAGACCGCCGCGATTCAGCAGCTAGAGACCGATCTGGCCGCCAACGGCTACGACGCCGTGATGCGCCGCGACCGCGAGTGGTTTCAGACGTGGAGCCAAGACGGCAAGCAAAGCGACTTAAGCGCCGCGATCAGCTTGATTAAGGAGTTTGAGGGCTGCCATCTCTCGGCATACCCTGATCCGCTCAGCGGCGGCGACCCTTGGACGATTGGCTATGGCACAACGCGCTACAGCGGCGGCGTGCCTGTGAAGCGTGGCGACAAGATCAACGTGATCGAGGCCGACATGCTGCTGCGGCTGGAGGTGGATCGCATCGCTGAGAAGCTGCGCACCACCATCCCGCACTGGAAGGTGATGGATGATCAGCAGCGATCAGCGCTGGTGAGCTTCGCCTACAACCTTGGCGCTGGCTTCTATGGCGCCGCTGGATTCGAGACGATCACACGATGCCTACGTGACCGTGATTGGGCTGCAGTGCCTGCTGCGTTTGAGTTGTACAGGAACCCTGGCACCAACGTAGAGGCTGGCCTGCTGCGGCGGCGCCGTGCAGAGGGCAAGCTATGGGGGCAGCACCAGGCCGCGGCTGAACCCGAAACTGCCAAGCTGCGCCCTAGCAGCCCATTTAATGCACGGATCACGCCGCACATTCGGCTGGGCGAGTTTGCGCTCGATCAGGAGGCGCGGCGGTTCCAGCATCAGTATCAGCTGGACACTGCAGCGGAGCTGGCTGCATTCTTGGAGCGTGCCCGGACGGCATTCGGCGGGAAGCCGATCATCATCACAAGCGGCTTCAGGCCGCCAGCCGTGAATCGATCAGTTGGCGGAGCCAGCGGGAGCGAGCATCTTTACAACGCACCAGGCGTTGGCGCGGTCGACTGGTACATCCAAGGAGTCGACATCCACAAGCTGCAGGAGTGGTGTATCAAGAATTGGCCGTACAGCACCGGCAAGGGAGCGCCTAAAGGATTTATTCATACCGGCATCCGGCAAGGGCGGCCTAAGGTCGTTTGGGATTACTGAGCGCCTGATGCTGCTAGCTGACCATGAAATCCGCCGGCTGTGCCAACGGCACGGAATGGTGAGCCCATACAACGAAGCTCAGCTGAACCCAGCCAGCTATGACGTGACGCTCGGCGGCCAGATCATGATGGAAGTTGCCAGTACAGCGGAGCTGCAGAAAGTGCAGCTGCATGGCCATACGCAACAGGATCCGTTCTGGATTCAGCCTGGTGAGTTCTTTCTGGCCGAGACGCAGGAGATCTTCAACCTGCCTCATCACGTCGGCGCTCAGTTCGTGCTGAAGTCTTCCCGCGCACGTGAGGGCTGGGATCATGCTGAAGCGGGCTGGTGTGATCCGAGCTGGTATGGCAGCCGCCTAACCATGGAATTATGCAATCAACGGAGACTCCATCCCCTGCCGATTTGGCCGGGCCTTCGCATCGGTCAAATGAAGTTCTTGCTTGTGAGTGGCGAGCCTGAAATCGGATATGACAAAAAAGGGCGCTATAACTGCGATCTCGGAGTGACCAGCAGCAAGGGCTAGGATTGTTGGGCTGCGGCGCGTCAACGCCCAGCCCCCGACCACTGCCTTATCAGTGATGACTGAATCCTACGGCGCTGAGCGCTGGCTGCCCGTTCCCGGGTTCCAAGGCTTGTACGAAGTCTCCGATTGTGGTCGCGTGCGAAGCGTGGACCGAGTGATCGCACTGAACAATCATCCCAAGCTCAAACAGCGAACCATGCGGGGGCGATTGCTTTTTCAAAAGACAAATCTGCCGTCTGGCCGTGGCTACAAACGCAAGCTGGTTTCGCTTTGGAAGGAAAACCGCGAATTCACAGTGAATGTGGCCAGGCTAGTGGCAGAAGCTTTTTTGCCAAATCCAGATCAAAAGCCCTTTGTCTTGCATTTGAACGATGACGCCACCGATAATCGGCTTCAGAACCTGCAATGGGGCGATCATGCTGAAAACGTGCGGCAAGCAATAGAACGTGACAGGTTTCCGATGGGCTCACGGCATCACAATTACATCCATGGCAAATACGCCAAGCGCCGCTAGCGTTTGCAGGGAAAGTCGAGGCATCAAGCGCCGGTCAAGCCGCCGGCGCTTTTTTCATCGGGTGCGCTAGCGGTGCCATGCGCAGCCGGTAGATCTTGTCGGGTGCCTCGGCTGGATCATCCATCGGCAGCATCATGTAATCGTCGCAGCCATGGCTTTCAGCAAAGTGGCTGGCGGCTTGATGGGTCGGGAATGGCCCGATGTGCCACGGGCCGATGCGCAGTAGGTATTGCATGGCGGGACCGTAGCGCAATTCTTACCGCTGAATCCCGTAGCAATTCTGCAGTCTCATGAGACGCAGTGGCGACCGCTACCGTATGCCAAGCGGCGCATGGTCATGCAGGGCTATTTCCTGGAGATCAACGCAAAGCTGTTCATACGGTCCAATACGTCCGCAGATGATCTGCCGGGCGATATCTACAGCCACATGGCTGAGTTCATTCGATCCGATGAGGACATCATCGATATCGAGGTGAACGCGGTGCCCATCCCGCCAGACCTGTGTGGACCGCCATCGGATTGATGAGACGCGGCTGGTCACACGGCGATCAGCGCGTGATCAGATCCTGCTGGCATGGAACTATCAGTGCGCCTACTGCGGCGCAGAGCTAGGCCGCAGCCCAACCATTGATCACGTGATCCCTAAGGCGCATGGCGGCACAACCACGCCATCGAACCTGGTGGCCTGCTGCATGGGATGTAACTGCAGCAAGGGCCATAAGCCATGGGTGGACTGGTATCGCGCCCAGCCTTTCTGGTCCGCATTAGGCGAATGGGCCATTGCGCATTGGCTGCAGGATGACGCTACGCTTTCGGCCTAGACCTTTTTCGAGGGCTAGGCGGTACCGCAGCGGCCGGCTGCGGTGAGGTGGGCACCGCGTGAGGACCCGCCACCGGCCACCCCTATTAACGAAGGTGACTACGAGGGTCGGCTGAGAGGCATCATTTCGCCGTACATGACGCCATCCTCTAATGACCCAAGGACAAAGCATCCCCAGTAGATGCTTGACCGCCCCGTATAAGGATCAACAAAAGGATGCGTGACACTGTTACACCAGTGGATCGGCCCAACGTGTCCGTGGTCAGAAGTGATTTGCATAGTGCAGCAAGTGACTTGATTAGTGGAAGCGACTATTCGTTGCCGGGAAGTTGCTCCAATGCGCGGCGGATGATGTCAACGCCCTTAAAGCCTTCAAGTTCAGCAGCAGCAGCCAAAGCCTGCTCCTTCAAACTCGGCGGCTTGGAGCGGCGGGCGGCGCGGAGTGCATTGATGTAGTTGGTCGGCGTCTCGTCCGCCATCCATTCACAGCACGCCTTCAGCTCCTGATCTGCGCCCCATTGGGCGGAGCGGGTGGCGATGCGGCTGATCACATTTGGGCCGCCTTCGTCAGTATCAATCCACTCGCCAATCAGCTCATCTGACGGGGTGATGGGATGTTGTTGTGTCATGGGTGATTAGTGGTAATGACTACTGTGGCTGACTGCGGTCGTCTCGCCAAGCCTCGACAATCACAGGCAACCCCTCTGCCATGAAGCCACGAATCGCGGAAAATACAAGCAGAAAGGGCAGAGCAATCGGCACAGCTAAAAGAATGTAAAGCCTGCGCATGTAAACGTTACGCAGCCAGCGTCTATAGCTTGAGTTTGGCAAGAATACTGATTTAGGCATCGAGCTTCTCCACGGCACGGCGAAGATCTTGCAGGATCTCAGGCAGGTAATACCCATCCCGCTCCATCACGTCTAAATGCTTCAGGGATTGCTCCTTCAGTGTTGCGGGTTTCGGGCGGCGGGCGGCGCGGAGTAGCTCAATCAGTAGCTCAGGATGCTCTAGTCCGTGCCAGGCAGAGATCCAGTTGATGCACGCCTCCAGCTCCTGGTCGGCGCCCCATTGGGCAGCCTGCTCTGCTATGTAGCTTTCGTAAAACCACGTATCTCCGTCGTACTCGGTGCGCTCCATCCACTGCCGCACCAGCTCCGGTGGTGGGGTTATCGGGTGCTTGTAATCTTGAGTCATCGTCGATCCTCCAATCGGCGGTCACGGGGGCAGGGTGTTAGCGCACCGCTGTCCCCACCACCTTATACCACGCAACGCCCGCTGTGTCGTTCAGGGGGCAACTGAACACTGATGCAGAGATTTCGTCACATCGCAGGACTGAGATCGACTGCGGTGGAACGGGTTTGAGGTATTGGCTCACTGCGCAAATTAGCCAATACTTGCAAATAGATGGGCCACGCGCTACAGTTCTTCGGCTGATCAGAAAGCAGCAAAGCGGCTGGGGTGAGATCCAGTTGCAAGAGCGGCGGGGGTGACATCCTGCCGCTTTTTAATGAGTGGCCCCCTGGTTTGTGCGTCATCCGGCGTCCCGGAGCTAGGCATATGGGGTGTTATTCGGGGAGACGTTAACGGACG